AAATCGCGTGACGACATTTTTTTAATCATCACTTCATCCAGTCGTGGCGAGGTCACGCGAGGCAACAGCGTGAACATGGTATCCGCTTTCAGATTCAGCACATCAGACAGCGACAGACCACGCAGGGATCCCGCCTGCTCAATAGCCCCGGTGATCTCCACATATGTGATTTTTTCGGCACCACGCTCAATTGGCCGGGAAAGTTTTACACCACGTTCGACAGCCATATCCTCACCTGCCGTCACATCATCCGCTACGGTGTTATTCCGGGTTTCAGTATCGATATCTTTCATCAGTTGTCTCCTTTTCAGTCAGAGGCGACGCACTGCGCCGCCTGCATATTACTTATCAGCCAAGCCCAAGCGCGGAACGAATGCGGTCAGGCACAATGTCCTTGCCGTCCTTCCGGTAGATGTGGTTCAACAGGTCGATTTCCCACAGCGGGCGATCGTTAACGCTAAGCTTGTAGTAGGTGTTTTTGACAGCGTAAGTGTGTGATGTGGCTTCGCCCTGTTTGGCCTCCCCCATATCAATTTCCGTCACACGCCCGCGCATCTCGATTTCATACAGATCGCTTTCTGCATCGGTGTAATATTCACCCGCAAAACGCAGCAGCGTGCCGTCAATCGTGCCGCCATACTTAAGGAACAGTGCACGAACAGCTCCCCCCATGACAAAGCTCGCATCAAGCGCGGAGTCGTCCAGACCGAGATCAATACTTACTGCCCCCATCATGCCACCACCACGATAGCTGTCGGTTTTGCGCGTCAGTTTGGGCGGCGTGACGGATGTCACTTTACCCACTTCGTTTTCACCATCCACAAACAGCGTAAAAAAGCGAAGATGTTTTGGTACAGCCATCAGGCACCTCCCAGCACCGCAAATGCGGGACCAAAGAATTCATCAGTAAACGTCTGGTAAAGCTCCATGTCTTCCAGCGGGGGAACGGGCGTATATTTGTAGCGAATACGCACACGCCCCTGACGTAAATCCGTGGTGCCGTTATCCACCACGTCATACCAGCACTCCGCGCCAATCAGTTTCCCGGCAGTAACCAGCGAATCCAGTTTTGCCCTGATGGCGCTGATAACATCCTTCACGTTCGCAGGCGTCAGTGGACTGTCGATGGTTTCAAACTGCGCTTCCGCAATTGAATCAGCCAGCACCTGTGCGGTTCGGGTATACACCTCAAAGATGTAGGCGTTCGTTTCCGGTGTGCGGTTGCCCCAGAAGCGGAACCCGTTGCGACGAATAATGGTCGTGATTTCTTTGTTGTTGAGGCTGTTGGCATCACTGTCTTCGGCCTGTAATGACCAGAACACATGCCTCGACATCCCCAGCACATTTTTAACCGGAACGTTGGACAGTGATTTGTGCCACCCCTGCTCATGGTCAATGTACGCACGAAGGCCGCACGCATAGGCAGGCGCGGGGAACGTTTCGTTTTTGCCACTTTTCGGGTTGTAGGCGATGAAGTCCGGCCATAAGAGCATCACCTCACGTTCGTTGAATTTCTGGCGGTAGGTAATCGCCTCAGCCATCGTGTTACAGCCGTGACATGAGGCATACACAAACGCGCGCAGTTTACCTGCAATCACGCACAGGGATTTTGTTACAGCCTCCGTGTCCAGCTCCGGCGCAGCCAGAATACGCGGACGGTATCCGATGCTTTCATCCTGCTCTGCAACAAGCAGCGCATACATCCCCGTATAGCTGCCGTCATCCTCAGAACCACCGATAACCAGTTGATCCTGCGTCTTTCCGTCTTCTTCTTTGTGTTCAGCCACGCGAACGACGATCACCTTTGTGCTCACCTGGTCTGCGATGGCCTTAAGCGCACGATAAAGCGTCCCCGTTGTTCCGCATTTTCCCAGCACGTCATTGACGCGGGTCAGCAGTGTGGGCTTGTTCAGCGGGAACAGCTTCGCGTCCGCATCATCCGCCGTTGCCACGATACCGATAACGCTGGAATCAACATCGTTAATCGCTGTTACCAGGTCGGTATTTTCCGTAACACGGGCACCATGAAAACGAGTTTCACTCATAGCTTCAGCCCCTTGTATCCGTTAAATGATTCGGCAACAATCATCACCCACCACGCGCGTAATCTCACCCCTGCGCTATTCTCCCGCCACGGCGACAACAAAAAGCAGTAACCCCCTCCGCACGCACATGCGACCATGCCGTACAGGGAGGGAACAGATGACCGACACCACCATGCAATTGCTCAGTCAGGGCACAGACCCCGTGAAAATGCCGGATTTTGATATTCTCGCCGAGGGTAAAACGCTGTCCGGCGTGGCAGAACGCCTGATGAGCCTGTCACTGACCGACAACCGGGGATTTGAGGCGGACCAGCTCACCATCACGCTGGATGATGCCGATGGCCAGTTGCAGCTACCGCCACGGGGCGCGCGCCTGACGGTTCTCATTGGCTGGAAAGGGGAACCGCTGACAGAAAAAGGCACTTACATTGTTGATGAAATCGCTCACGAAGGACCGCCGGACAGGCTGACTGTTTCAGCCAGAAGCGCAGATTTTCGGGATGAATTTAATGTTAAACGTGAGGCGTCCTGGCATGATGTGACCGTTGAACGTGTGGTATCCGCCATCGCTCATCGGTACGGCCTGAAACCGCAAATCAGCGAAATGCTGATGGATATCGAAATCGACCACGCCGACCAGACTGAAGAAAGCGACATGTCCTTCCTTACGCGCATGGCGGAAATGCTGGGCGCAATCACCACGGTAAAAAGCGGTAATCTGTTATTCATCATGCCCGGCGGTGGCGTGAACGCACAGGGCCAGCCGTTGCCATCGTTCGCCATCACACGCAGCAGCGGCGATCGCCATCAGTTCCGCATTGCTGACCGCGAGGCGTATACGGGGGTACGCGCTTACTGGCTTGATCTTAATTACGGGAAAAAGAAAAAAGTCAGCGTGAAACGCCGCAAACCGCCAAAACCCAAAAAGGAGAAAAGCAGCAGCCGTGAAGGTGATTATATGGAAGGCGCGGAAGGCAATGTGTTTGTGTTACGCAAGACTTATCAGAACGAGCAGGCAGCAAGACGCGCAGCGGCGGCAAAGTGGCAGCAGCTACAACGCGGAGCCGCATCATTCTCCATCACACTGGCACGCGGACGCGCAGAACTCTACCCCGAAATGCATGGCACGGTAACAGGATTTAAAAGCGAGATTGATAATCAGGACTGGATTATTGCAAAATCCGAGCACACCATTGATAACAGCGGCTTTACCACGCAGCTTGAGCTTGAAGCAAAAATTCCGGAATGGATAGCAGAAACAGAATGAGTAAATTAGATGCATTAGCTCAGTCATGAGTTTACTGATTACGTACGGCACAGAAGCAAACCTGATAGTTTGCTCTGTGCCAGAAACGGACATTGCCGACATCATAATCGACACAAATTACATTAATCACCTATGTGATTACGTTCTATATATCTTACAATCTTCTCTAAAGATTCAACCCCCCACCTCTGCATAGCATGCGGGGATTCTGTATATTCATAATCTTCTATGGTGAGATCCCATGTACTTTTCTTGAATTCACACTGATATAATCGCACAGTCTTGTTTAAAACCAACCCTTCTAACACACTGCTTTTCTTAATGATTTTGTCAATGTCTTTATTGTTAATCCCAATGTAGATAGCTGTTACCGAACTTAAATCAGTTATCTTGTCAATTAAAATATTTTCTTGCTTTTGTAATAGCCCCACTCGCTTTATTATTCTAACTTCTTCTTCATATTTCCAATGCAATGATTTAGTAAGCAATAATTTACTAATTACATCAGCGCTATAAATGTTTTCTTGACTGATTTTTAGTTTGCTTTTTATTCGACTCTCTAAATAATTAATGTCACCTTTCTGTGCCGTAATTAGGCATTTTTCTTCATCATCAAACCCTGCCCTTTCTGTGTCAATTGCTACAACAAACCCCTGATGTTTATCAGCATAATGTGACCACATCAGTACATTGAGAGGATTTTTAGAAAGGCATAAGCAGGCAACATTTTGATTGATCTCCCCCCTCATAGCTAATGGTTCAAGCGATTCACCATCTAATGAAAGTTCATAGCCATAGCTTTCAAAAGGATCATTAAACTCACTATATGGAGTGAATTTTATAGAGATGTAACCATCTTTAAAAAATCGTTCCAATGATGTCTTATCTATATATTTATACAGAATCATAATATATTCAGAATTAATTATAGGTGTTATCAGTATACAGTACTTCAACAAGTAGATGTAAAGATCCCATTTAAACATTCCTCCTCAATACGCGGATTAAACAAATTAAAGCATCTTACTCAAAATGGACCATCAGTTGGATTTAGAGCCAACACAACCTAGAATAGCGGCAG